TGTCATAGTTCCAGTAACCATCAACTTTTCTGATTTTAATCTTAAAGTTAGCACCTTCGCCTCTCAGGTCGAATGGGTTAATTGCATTCTCATCTTCAAAAGCAGGTGAGATTGCTTCTTTCAACATTTCGAAAATTTTCTTACCATATCTGTATAAGAAAACTTTGCCCTCATTCTGAGGATTTTTAGGGTCAGAAACAACATAGATGTTAGACACATAATGCAAACGTCTTTTTTGCTTACGTGCTTGTTCTTTGTTTGCTTCAATACCTGTATTCCACAGTGAAGTGTTGTACTCAGACACTGGGTCTTGTTTACCAATAGTGGTCAATGATTTCTCAATGTACCACCCACCAGGTCCTTGAAAACCATGGTCGAAGTAAGATACCCATGGCATCTCCTCGTCTGTTGGTGTTGGTAAGAAACGAACTACTGCATAACCATTTCCAGATTTATCTAGTTCTGGTTTCCAATAGTTGTCATCGGAAAAGGACTTTTTTTCTCCAGTTGGAGAGGCAGATTCCATTGCTGCCCTTAGTTTATCTAATGATGTCGACATTGTATTCTCCTATTGTATCGCATTGTATTAGCATTATATCTCAGACTCTAAACAACCCTTGTCTAGAATCCACTTATCTTCGATATTGTATCGAGATAATATATCATTATACTCGACTTTATCGAATCCATCAATAGAGTTTTTAAAATAAATCTCTACATCTGGATAATTAGTATTTATGTGTTCCAGAAGTGCAACAAATTGTGCTTTCTGTACAGTACCAACCCCTTGGACTTCTGTATAGACTTCATGATATGTATCACAATCTTCTGGTCCATAAATGTTCTGTAATTCATCGTATTGTAAGGCATCATAACCGAATAGGCAAATCTGTTTATGACCATGATGTACTGCATATGCTAATGCATACATTCCACAAAATAGATTCCTGAGGAGGTCATTTTTATATATAACTATGTTGTTTGAGTGAGCAATAGTATATCCTACCATATACGTTCTATCTTTCCCTATTGGACCCTCTCCCTGTACTACGAATCTATCATCGTCTGGCGCCCGAGTCTGAATGATTTCTTTCCCTGGTAATCCGTATTGCATGACTTCCCACATTTCCATGGGCAACTCGTTCCATTCGCCTGTACATACTTTATGATTCTTGTAATATTTGTCTTTGACCATTTCATTCTGTGGTGCAATATCATGTATGAATACTAACTCAGGTTGATAGTCCCGATATATCATATTCATACCCCACCATTGGTCGAGTTGATTTAAGTCAAAGTCTTTTCTTGACGGTCCGTTTCCTACTAGATAGAGCATAGTTCTCTTAATTTGTTTTTGTATTTTGTATAGTCATACGATAAGAAGGGTCTGTACTTCTGTATCTTTCTGTAGACTTCTGGGTATACAATTGTATCACTAATTAAATCATTCCATCTTTGTGAACAATTTGTTATCTCACAAATCATAACAAGTGTATCAAGTGATATGTTCTTACCCATGTATTGCTTCAGTAGATAAGGGTGTTGTCCTTTATAAACTGTCAATACTTCTTGAATTGATTTCTTTTCTAATAACTTCTTTACATCTGTTTCAAACATGTAAGAAAGTTTTTGTCGTCTTTTCTTCCATTCAATATAACGTTTATGTGCCTCAGGTTCCATCATTTCCCCTGCCCACATATCTTTGAATGATAGTTGAGATATGTAAAAGTCTTTTAGTTCTTCTTTATACTTACGAGAAAGTTTAGCAAAGTGGAACTTATCATTACGTTTAAGAAACGATGGTAAGTCTGCTTTAACTTTGCCATTATACTTTACAAAGTCGTAGTCGGAATAAAAGTGTAATTTAATTCCAAGATACAACTGATAAGCATCAAAACTATCTCTACTAATCACTACGAAACGATCTTACTATCTGGTGTTACAATTGAACCTGTAGCAAGTTGGTGTGCTTCAGTAACCTTATCGTTTGATTTACATGCGAAGACAACTGTACTGAAAGTTGCTTCGGTTGGATTCTCTTCACCTGTAACTGCAATCCCTTTAGCAAATCCCATTTGACCTGTTTCAGGATTAGATAAAATCATACGAGGGTCATCGATCACTAGACCTTTGTCTGACCATTCTCTCATTCTACCAACGTATTCACCGCTAACGGTTACAACTGATACTACATCACCTTTTTTCATAATATACTCCTAGTTAAAAAAAGAAGAAAGAGACGCTCTCGTTGTTTTGCCTCTCTCTATTAATTTAAGACCTTTTGCCTCTGCCTCTAGTTTCTCTTTAAGAGGAGTTGAAAGAAGTCTTTTTGCACCTTCTGGTTCTATGTTATTTGTTTCACATACTTTAAGTATGGCACTCATAACATCTGCCTTGTTTCCTATTAGTAGACGTTCTACTTGTTCTGTAAACTCTTTTTTAGTTATCATCGATTACCTCATATTCATAATCAGTGCAACCTTTTCTATCAGACCACCAATCAACATCACTTTCTTCGATACATTCTGCATCTAACATTAGGTCATGACATTTATCATCAATGTCATCATCACCAGTTGTTCCTTCTGCGATGTATTGTTTAAGTTGCTCTTCAGTAACCAATTCTTCACCATCAAAGTTTGTAGTCGAAACAATCATAGTCTTTTTAACAAAGACTGTATGTTGTTCATCTTGTTTAAACTTTATTTCTGCCATACTATACTCCATATAATGTATGGTATTGTTTACGTAGACCATACAAACTTTCTACATAATCTTTAGGGTCAGCAGTAAACAATTGGAAGTTTCCATCTTCCATGCAGACCAGAGCAGTAACTTCTTCAATGGGTTTACCTGTTAGTTCTTCAACCATGATAGCATATGCAGTCATTTGATGATACCAAGGTTTTGCCATTTCTTCAGTTTTAAATTTACTACTCGTTTTAAAATCAATGATTGATAAAACATTATCAAACAGTCCAACACAATCAACACGTCCTGCCATCTTTAATGATTCAGAATATAATGGTGCCTCAAGGGCAATCGGTATAATCTCATCAAGTACAGGTTGAATACCTTTGAATTGTGCTTCTTGCATTACGTCTTCGAACTCAATGTACTCTTTCTCTTTACGTAGATAATCTTCTACAAGAGAATGAAACTGAGTACCTCTTCGTGCGGCACGTGATGATATCTTGTTTGCAGTTTCTTCACCAACACGTTCACGCCACAATTTGATTTGGTCTCTCGTAAGTAATGAAGTAACTGTCGTTACTGAAGGATATTTTTCACCCTTACCATCTACATAGAAACGTTTGCCGTCTTCTTGAATAGTATCGAGTTTAATATCTTCGAGTTCATGCAACTCAAGGAGTTGAGTCTTTAATTTTGTCATAATATATTTTAATACTTAATTGTGCCTTTGTCTATGTACTTTTTGACAACTTGTTTGGTCTTGATATCTTTGATAGATTTGTTTGTGTTCAGTTTAGAACCAGGGTGTGCATCACCAATCTTAGATAATACTTCTTTAAAACCTGCATCGGTCTTTACTCTGTCCCCATGACCACCTATAATATTTGCTGAACTGATTTGTTGTTTAAGATGTGGATTAGATTCTTTGAATTCGTCCAACTTAGTATACGACATGAAGTGTTCTTCAACTTCACCTGTTTCAGTATTTAAAAGCTCGTATGTTGGCATTATTTAATTTGTTCTTCTACTAGACGTTTAATCTTCTCTTCACTGTACCATAGTCCAGAAAACATTTGTTGTCTTCCATCGGACCACTCTACTATATATCGTTTATAACCAAAGGGTCTTTCAGAAAAGATTCTTACATCGCCGTAATGTTCTACTAGTATTCTCATGCGCCTTGATATCCTTGCCACCATTCTGGTGCTTGTCGTTTCCATTCCCACTTTGCAAATGGTTTTGCTTGATGATAGTAATTGCGATATGCAGTTACAGGGTCAGGGTCTTTACATTGTGGGTAATGATTCATTGCTTGAGCAAACTCTGTTAACCCGATGTCTGGGATATTCTTAGGTGGTTTTGCTAACATGATACCAATCTTACGAAACGTTTCATGCATTTTACCATTTCTACGATACTGATACTCTAACGCCATTTCATGAAAGTGTTCGTAGTGCCATTCGTAGTTTGCTTTTGATTGCATAGTCCATGTTGTACATGGGTGATATTTGTGGACTGCAAGATAATACATATCATCACGATTATCACCGAATGTATAGTATGTCTGTATTGTTTTGCCAGATTTACTTGGACGTTTGACTGGTGTACCATCGAGCATACGATGGGCAGTCGATAACATTTGACCAGACTCGACAATCATTTTCGGGACATGTTTGTCGCATAACATTCTTGCCGCCTCACGTGGGTCATTGTCTAGTACAAATATATTCATTAGTGTATTTTGTTTTCTACAGAATCTATAGTAGATTGTACACCATCTAAGGTGTTTTGTAAAGATGATAATTCAGAAGAGATTGAATTAATTACATTCTCTAATTGGTCGAGCATTGCGAATTGCTTCTCCTGTTCTCTCGAAATTTCATTCAAGAGTTCTTTCACTTTACTGAATATAATTTCGTCTCTATTCATAATGTACTCCTATTTGTAAAATAAATGATTATTAATTATAACTGTTTGGTTTAAACTATCTGCCCAATATGGATATACTGTATCAGCATGATAGTGTGTTGCACCTTCAGTGAAGTCTGCAAAGTCTCCACTCAAAACTCTATTAGCAGTTGCAAGTGAGAATAACCACGTTGCACTATCAACAGGTTCGTCTGACTTGCCATCACAATACCAACTGAACTGACATTTGTGTCGGACAGGCACTAGATTGCCTTTCCAATTTTCTTTCATTTGTGCCTGATAAATTACATCACAAACATTGTCAGGATAACTAGGGTGTTCTACTCTGTTCAACACTACTAAAGATACTGCAACTTTACCTGCAACAGGTTGATTACCTGCTTCAAAGTAAATGTTCTTTGCCATACAAAAGATTTCTCCGTTCTCATCTGAGGCATTTACTTTCATTGATGCGAACATCAAAAACATTCCTGTCATGAAACCAAATGTTACTGAACCTAATGCAATTAGTAAACGAAGTACTAATTCTTTTTCTGCTTGTTCGCCATGAACTCCATATCTATTTCGTTTATTCATTTCCAAAACTCCTTCTCCCATATGAGAGGTATACGTCTTTTAATTCTTTTCTCTTCACTGACTACGGCACCAACATAAACGAATAGTGCCATAACGGTGAGAAAAACTATTCCAAAGAAAATGTCCATTAGTAACCCGATGTCATATGTACGTAACCTTCTGGACAATCTTTAACTCCACAGATACATACATCTTCGTTGTTCTCTAAGTTATCACATGCCGCATCGACATGTGCTTGTTCTAATTCAGATAGTGAATCGTAATTTGCTAATGCTTCTTTTAACCATTCCATAATTTACTCCTTATTGTTTAACCAAGAATTGCCATTACCAAAGTCTTGCCAGAATTTATCTGTTTCTTCTTCTCTCAGTTCGCAAGAAACTCTGAGTTGTTTTGGCGTTATCATTAATGCTTCACAAAAATCTAATAACATATCACCAAAAGGAATTTGATTGTTAGACTTCCATCTTACAATGTCCCCTGGTGCTACATAAAAGTCTTTTGCATATTTGTTGACTGCATCATCTGTAGTCGAGAAGGTACCTGTAATACCCCACCTTGAATAGTGTCTACCTGCGACAGTCATGTTGTCTTTGAATCTTTTTTTGTATTCTCTAAACTTCATAATGTCTCCTTATTTCAAGTAATCTGGTCCGTACAATCTTGTTGTACCCATAGGTATTTCGTAACCATCTAGTAGGTTCCCTCTGGGTTGATTTAACGCCGGGGTATTCCACCCTGCCGCTTTAAGTACATCACCAACTTTGAAGTGTTTGAAATCTGTCTTGTTGATAAAACCCCATACAGTTTTTTGATACTCACCGTTTTGTATAATTTTAATATACTTTCTACCTTCTTTGTAATTAAAGAAAGTTTTCTCACGTGTATGTTCCCACGTTTCGTGCATAACATTCGTTAGTGTTTCACATAGAGCATCGACCTTCTCATAGAGGTCTTGTTCTTTGTTTACTTCATTTACAAGTGCTGATAATTTCATATAACTTCTCCTACAGTAATTAATAGAAATACTCCTAGTAAAGGCAAAACGAAGTCTGCATCTAGAAGTCCGTGTTTGTTTATAAATCTCATCATGTTTATAGTATATAAAAAAGTGGGGGCTATTGTCAACCCCTTAACTGTAAACCCTCATTAAAAGGTCTGTATCAAAGTCACCCATCTGACCATAATCACTTTTAGTAGAAACCATACTGATTAAATCATCAACTTGTTTCTTAGCATCTTTCATATTATCCCCATATAACTTAGGGCCTGAAATCCTAGATGTTGAAAAGATAGGGTTATGGTCATTCCATATATCGTAGTATGTGAAACCCCAACCAGCGTCTCTACACCTATGTAACGAGAAACCTTTATAAATGAAATGGACAGTAGAATCTGTCTTTATTGCTTTAGTATTCCAGTTCTTTTGAACTTTTTTGTAGTCATCGTAAGTTATTCTCATATTTCTCCTTTCTTCTTTAACTATGAATAGTATACAAAAAAGTAAGGGTCATTGTCAAGGTTTTTAGAGATTAATTCAGTGGCGGAAGGGGTGGGATTTGAACCCACGATACCCTATTCAGGTATGCTGGTTTTCAAGACC